AAGTTTATCAACCGAAAGTATATCTACATCTCCGGCATCGGCATCAGCATTTAATGCAAAATCTTCTACCGTAGCAACACTCGTTGTCCATGATACCATACCGTGATCTGCATCTGCCATTTCATCGGCGGCGATTGCATCATCGGCCATTGTACCATTATCAATAACATTATCAGGTAAGCCACCAACCGCAAGATTTGTGATACTTCCGCTACTAAGATCGAGCGCATCCGTGGCAAGATTTATCGTGCCGAAATCGAAAGTATCAACTCCGGTGTCTGAGGTTAAGGTTACGGTATTTGATGTAAACTCAAAATCAATATCCTCGCTATTACTTTCTAATTCGATTGAGTTGTTATCCGAAACAATATCATTTGTGCTTGATGTTAGATTAGAACCCAATGCGCTGCCGGTTGAATCTGCTTTACAATACCAGAGGTCTGCATCAGCATCGTAAGCAACCACCTGATCGTCCGTACAGGCCGAAGCTGTGGCAGTTGTCATATCAACAACTTGCTTTATTGCCGCTCCGTTATAGTACGTTAAGGCGCCGTTGGTAAAGTTGCTAACTGTTGAATCGTGTCGTAAAGCCCCTGCATTAGCCGACGGGTCTGCGTTCGATGAGCCAACCTGTACCTCTGTCGTTGCAACCACGGCGGCATCCGCTGTTACAGAGGTGGCAGTAAAAGCACCGTCAACGTCCATTGTGGCACCAGTTACATTGATTGAACCGGCAGCATTAAATGTTATTACCTCGTTGCCTGTAATGCCAACAACCGCACCGTTTGCCAAGAGTACGTCATCACCTACACCAACATCACCAGAAAAAGTCCAAGCGGTTGCGGAACTGGTCATTGTATTTGCTTGGTCGTTCTCTCCGTAGATAACCGACCCAGCAGCTAAATATATATCAGAGAACTCAAGAGTGGCAGAACCAATATCCGCACCATCGGCGGCATCAGGGGCGAATAGATTCGCGCTTACGGTTCCAGAAGCATCAAGACCCGTACCGGTTGCAGCTCCAATGTTCGGAGTCGTTAAGGTTGGAGAAGTAGCCCTAACGGGTGCGCCGGAACCCTGTGCGGTTGTCCAGACAGGTGCCGTACTTGCCCCACCACCTACGAGTATTTCAGTTGTCGCACCGGCTGCAACGACCTCAACTGCACTTGCCGCATTACCGATAACAAGGCCACCATCTGCCAAAGTACTTGCTCCTGTTCCACCCTGCGCCACCGGAACGTCTGTGAATCCTGCGGCCAACGAACCGGCAGCCAGCGCACCAACCGTTGTCAGGTTTGCTGCCGTGGTGATTGATGCCTGTGTCGCTCCTGTCACCGTTGCGGCGGTGCCACTTACATTTCCAGTAAAACCACCACTTGATTCCAAGGCAATCGCTCCAAAATCTATATTGGTTACACCAGTACTACTACTAACACCGACTTCGTTTTCAACATCATCAAAATTAAAGGTTAAATCCTCATCAGCACCCTCACCCAGACCAAGAAATGTTATAGCTCCGTCACTATCGGGTCTAAGCTCAACACCAGCAGACCCAAACATTAAGCCATCATTATTTAACATCTCCCATCGAGCCTCAGATTCATCGAACACAAGCGCACTAACAAGACCACCATCTCGCTCTGCTTGCAGATATAAATCACCGTTATTAATATCAACCGCCTGTCCGAATATTTTTGCCACTTGTGTATCAGAAAAATCCGAATCTCTAAATATAATCCCTGGGAAATCATGGGTGGAATAAAATTCCTCTCCTGCATAAATAATGCCTGTTGCTGTAAGTTGTGCAACCCCTGTTACATTATTAGAATCATCTATGATAACACCAGAAGATTGAGTAATCTTTGCTCCGCCATGACCACGGACTACGGCATGATCTGTTATAGCCGCCGTTGCGGTAACACCATTTGTTACCGTAGCTGCATTACCTGTCACTTCGCCGGTTATCGGTCCTGCAAAGGCCGTGGCTGTTACCGTACCCGTAACATCCAAGGCGGTTGACGGGGCGGCGGTTTTGATTCCCACATTTCCATCAGGGGCAAAGTTAATGTCTGCCTCCGCACCATCAGGATCAACCGTCGTAAAGGTCGTATGACCATCGGCTAACAAAACAGCCGTAAGGTAATTTGCGGCATCATAGCTCAGTCTGAATTGCTCGGTAGCTAATAAGGCTGAAACCCTGCCAGCCACTTCTAAATCACCAGCCACTTCAAAATCCTGTCCATCTTCTTCCCAGGTAATCGTACCGTCATTCCCTGAATCAAAAGTAATTACAGGATCACCAGCGGATGTATCGCCAAGGGTAATGCCATTGGCCGTGGTTGTAATACTACCCTCGCTGGTCAAAGCACCGTCTGCACCGATGCTGAAAACCGTGTTGGGAGTACCAAGTGAATCATCCACAATTTTGAAATATGTTAAATTACTTTCGCCATCGTCCACCGAATCTATTTGTAATAAAGTCGTTGCGGCGGCAACCGCTGCATCGGTATGATCCAGCTTGAACATCACATGGTCGGCTTCATCCAAGGTGGACGTAATTACTTGCTCATATCCAGAAAAGGCTATACTGCCATCACCACCTGGATTAGCGATTGCATCCCAGAGGGTATTACCGGATAACCCTAATTGGGTGTCGGTTCCGGCATCGTCCGTCCACCACAATTCTATTGGTGACGCCGTATTTACCCAAAGCTGTCCGTAGTTTGATTTATCATCAGAGGCTTCGGCTTGCTCTGCGATAAAAATAGACCCGTTGGCAACGAAATCCCCTGTATCGGGTTCAATGTACGCCATGACGTTTGACCCAGCCGTGGCATTGGTTCTAAATTCAAAGTTGTCGTCTGAACTTGCCCCCGCATCGGCGTTGGTGCCAATCCACCAATCGGTGTCTTGGGCATCACTTGCATCAAATTTAAAAAATGGGTCTTCAACTGCCGCCATTGTTATGCCGCCATCAAAATATGCCTGACCATCGACTTCAAGAGTTCCCTCTACATAAGCATCCTCTCCGTCCATCGTTTGATCCGGCGTTCCGTTTCCGACTTTCAGACCCGTTCCGGTTCCGCTTACCACCACATCATCAAAGGTTACGTCTGACGCTTCCAAAAGATGTTGGTCCATATCAAAAAGCTCGTTTGCACCATAACCCGTATCAATGGTCAAGAACGTCACCGCATCCGTTGTCTGGACGTGCTGATTCATATCGTAAAGCTCATTAGCACCGTAGCCGGTATCAAGTGTGGTAGCGGTCGCTGCCCCCAGAGTAGGTGTAACAAGGGTTGGGGATGTGGAGAAAACCACATTCGTTGAAGCCGTTCCGGTAGTTCCGGTTGCGGCGTTGAGATATTCTAATTGAGTGGTAGTTAAGGTTGCACCGTCTATTATTTCTAATTCGGCCTCATTTAATGCGGCAGACCCCATCGTGATAGAGGTTGTAAATGTGGGTGCAGTACCGAACACCAAAGCACCCGAACCCGTATTATCACTAATATTATCATTAAGACCGCTTGAATCGGTTAGGATTGTTACAACCCCTGTCGTGGTAGCAGAGCGCATAATTCCGCTAGATGATTCAGATAATGCTTGCTCATTGGACAAGGTTCCATTTAGGGTTTGAGTAATATAAGTAGCATCAGTAGGCGCACCACCACCAGCACCATCGTCTGAATCCCATGTTAGGACTCCATTTCCATCCGTGTGTAAAACTTGGGCAGAGGTTCCGTCCGTTGCTGGCAGCGTATAAGTTAAATCGCCCGCCATTGCCTGAGTTTGAATTGTTATTTTATTTGTGCCATCATCCGAATCTTCGTAAAGCTCAATAAATCCTGCGCCCGTAGCTCCATGCTTTGCAGTAATTCCAGCATTTCCGGTGATAATGGTATTCGTTGTTATGTCTATATCTGCTGGCACCTGGGCATCCGTAACAGCCCCCTGCATATCCTGAAGGTCAAGCACCCCTTCCAATTCCGATTCAACACCGGTTGCATTTAGTTCACTTGCTGAAACAGAATCAGCACCTAATTGCAAGGCCGCTATTCCAGCATCCTCGATAGCGGCACCGTCAATCTTATCCGATCCATTATCCCATTGGGTAGTGCCAAGAGTTAGATTCTTTCCTGTTGCTAAAGTGACATCCCCTAAACCAGTTACATTGTCAGAATCATCTATAATAACGCTGGAACCTTGTCCAGTTTTTCCACCAGTACCGTCAAACCGGACAACTGCATTGTCGGTCGCACTCCCTGGTCCAGAAAAATCAGCTATGCTATAAGCAGATTTGAACTCCGCCTCGGTCAATGCTTTTAAGGTGTCTGAATCACTAAATACTGCAATTTCATCAGCATTTACGGTTCCGGTCGTATCAACGGTTCCGGCCCCTGCTGCCCTGAACTCTCCTGCGTCTACTCGCTTCAAGGTCGAATCTGTGGCATCCCAAAGCAGAAGATAATCAGCATCGGCGCTTGTGACTTCATCCTGTCCAGAAATTACGTCTGAGGCGAGATGTTCTTCATCTATTGAGCTATCTGCATAATGAGGGGAGTCAATGCCGCTATCGGCAATATCAATGTTGATTTCTGTATCGGGGTCTTCGGTAATAGCAAACGCAGTCCCATCGAAATCAAGGGTGACGATATCTGAACCCCCGACCTGAGAATCACCATCTTCAACGGAAGTCATTGAACCGGAGCTTGACCCCCGCATATTAGCCACCGAAACCTTGTAATCCTCGCCACCCTCTATCAGCCATATATAACTGCCATCGGCAGGACTTTCATTTTCGGTGTAATTAATGAAGCTGGCGGAAGCTACACCAATGGTTAGTAATGAAACCAATAAGGTTGTAATTAATAGCTTTTTCATAATAACCCCTTTTAGCTGCTCATTCTTAAATATTTTAAAATTGATAGTGTTAATCGTGCGTGTTTTTTCATAAAGCCCTGCTGATCCAAAATAGCTTTACCCAGAAATTTCAATGCTGTTTTTGCGCTTGCAAGATCGGTGACGTTATTATCAACCCAAGTGTTAATTGTGGATTCATCAGGGAAGTCCAGAGCATCTTCGATATATTGAATTAATTCCGCCATTGTCATGTTGTTAATAGGCGAATTTGCAATTTCTGTTTTAGCTCCGTCAACGATTGCATCCTCTGCCGCTTTTGTTGTAATATCCCCCACGTTTAACGGAACAATTTCATCGGCTATCCAGTTATATTTTTCCGTTTCGGGATTCGGTAAAGCATTAGTAAGCGGTAAATAAACAAGGTGAAGATTACTGTCTGCATCTGCCACGGCTTCAAGTCTTGCTACCATTGTTTGATTTAGATCAGGATCGACCTTGCCGATTAACCCTGGGACAATCGCTCCCTGAAACGGTTCCGTATCATTATAAATTAAATGAATTTGCTTTGCCATGTTATTTCTCCTTTATAAGCCGCGTGGCAAGAAAAACCCGGTTGTATTTAGCGAAAATACTATCGTCGCTACGGATTTAGTCGTATCCATTATGAAATCAAGTGCCTGGTCCGTTGGCCCCACTTCCAATACTTCAATTCCCCTGTGTGTATCCCGACCGACTACCGTACCCGTAGATGCAGATGATTGACTCGGACGTGTAAGCAAATCAGACGCACTACCAACTGAAAAGTAAATCATAAATTCGCCCATCATGGAAAAACTCGGTAGCATTGTGGTTGCATATTCGGTCCAGCTTGTAGTTACATTCGTCGTGGATTCCTCAACACTATCGGCCCAATGTATTAATCTTCCGCCATCATGGAAAAACTCAAGTATATTAGCACTTCCACCCGTTTTAAAGGCTCCGATGCACCTGTCCTCGGCGTTCGTCTGCCCAACCCAGCAATGCCTTGCTGCGTCCCATTCAGGCTCCTCGGTTATAGCCACTAATTCGGTTTCTGATATAACTGCCGTTCCTTCCGAAACTACGGCGCTGTCGTCTATATAAAGGTAATAAAAATCGTTGTTGGCTAAATCGGTACTGTCTGAATTACTGCCGCCTGAACCAAACTGAAATGTTAGTGTGGCATCGCAATTCACCACCTGTTCGGTTGTGCCTTGATGGTGAACTGTAAACGGATCAATGTATATTTCATCCGCGTCTTTCCAGGTGAACTTCGGCCTTGCGATAATGGCCCCCGGTAATGATGCCGCCGTAAATTCCTCTGCAACGGTATTTGCCCAGGCTGCCCCGTTCCAATGCCTGAGTGTCGCTGCCGTGGTTTGCCAAATAACGGTGCCGGTTTCGATGGTGAAGGTTGAATCGGACGGGTCTGAGGAATACACGTTGTTCGATCTAACACGCCATTTAGAGTTACCGTCATCCCATGTATAGGAATTGCCGGTTCCCGCGTCTATGGCGATTTCACCGTCTATTTCACCCGATGCCGCCGTGACTGCTGCTTCGGTTGCATACACCGTAACGACTATCGGCCCAAGGGTGCCGTAGATATTATCAACCGTCCATTGAGTTACGTCTGCCGATGTTTTTAATACAATGCGGTAGGCACCCTCCCCCAGGATAATATCGGCTTCACCGTCCGAATCAAGGACAACCGGATTTGCGTTCGGCGTTGCCTTAGCATAATCCGAGTAGGTTGTTTTCGGGGTCGATGTTGCCGTAGTATAAGTAAAAACTTTCCCGCCGGATAGCGGATCACCGTTGCTGTCAAACGCTTTGAATTTCGGGTAGGTTAGTAATTGTTCCATTTTTTTTCCTCTTTAATGTTCCTTAAATTCTTCTTGTAGTATGTTCCCTGTTCTAATTCCTGAGTAAATCCCCAAGGTCATCATGTGTTGCCCTAATTTTTTTGCGGCAGGAGATGACCCCTTGTATTTTGTAACCGAATCCATAATTAACTCTGCGGTTTTAGGATTAAAAGCTCCATCAATAAGCATTGAATCTATTTGAGTGTCACTTATTTTTCTGGGTAATTTTGCAGCTATATCTACAAACCTCATCCATGCTGATACATACCAACCCTTGCCTGCCCCCACCGCTTTCATTTGCACACCCGCTCTTGCAGCCGCAAGGATTGATTTTTCCTTAAAGCTCAAGTCGCCTGTTAATTTTTCAGCGGTCGGAGACCCAGCCGTTGCAACCACCTTTTTATTTCTTCCCAAAACATTTAACAATTCATTGTAATTCTGAAGTGCTTTTATTTGTTTTGGCGTATATAATACCCTCATTCCCGGTAAATGGTCGTTTATTACTTTCCTTCTTGCCGATGCCTGTCTGGTTAATAAGCCAAAAGTATCCTCAATAAAATCCTTGGAATGATCAACATTCATCCTTGCTTCTTTCATAAGGTAATCTTTATATGCGGTCCGAACACCGTTTTCCGCTGAAGAATTACCCTTGATTCCAGGCAACTCCATAAGTTTTCGTATCGTAGCTGCCGATTGCACCTTGCCTTTATTGCCTATCCAACTTTTAATAATTTTACCAACATCGGCATCTAAAACCTTGCTCGCAACTGCTTTTTCATAGGCGTTTAAATTAACCAAAGCATCATCGGCAAGACTTTGTGTTTTTATGGCTTTATTGTATTTATCATAAAGCCCATATTTATTAAGAACTTCTTTATTGTTTCTTAACCACCCGGATGCTTGCGGCACATTGAGTTTTCCATTTTTATATGCAGCCGACATGAGATTTTTATCTGCGAAACCCTCAATCGACTGTTTGGCTCTATCCTTTCCCACGGCACGGATTAAATCATCTGCGGCATCCATTTTGCCTTTACGAAAGAACCTACCGGGAATATCTGAAAAAGCAACTTTCTCTCCCGGCTCCAAAACCTTGCCAACCGTTTTCTCACGAAATGTTTTAAAATACTTTGTAAATACCTTCGTGGCTTTTTCATATTGCGCTGTAATTGCGGCATTGCCGGTTTTAGCCATTTGGTCCATAGCTTCATCAACACCGTTTTTTAGCATCATCAAGCGCCGAACCCTGTTTAAATTTGGCTGCGCTCCTGCCGTGCTAAATCTAATATCTCTTTTTATTTGTGAACTCCAATCCCTTAAATTATCAAAAGTTACTTTTCCTAACGGATTCTTTTTAGTAACCTTTGAAGCCGCCTTCATTTGTTTTATAATTGCTTTCGGGATAGTGTTTGATTCCCCACCCTCTAATTTAAAACTCCTTTTAGTTTTATTAATGGCTTTTGTTATTGGAATACTATCAAGCTGTATTCCCTTGGGCAATTTCTTGTATTCTGCATCTACATTTATTTTCGCTGCCTTTTTTTCTTTTATTAAGGCTTCCTTTATGCCCATTCCGGTTTGCTGTGTTTCTGCATCCCCACTTATTTTCGCAATTTGCGTTTCTGCCTGCCCTGTCGTTTCTTTACTAATTCCTTTAAGGCGACCCAACTCCTTTTCAACCCCAACCACTATATCTTCATTTGTTTTGCCTGTTTTAAAAACCTTCTCAATCGTTTCAAGCGCTTCTTTTCTAATGGTTGCATCCTGTACCTGCATTTGCGTTTTAACTTCAGGATACCTTACCTGTAAGGCTTGCTCTTGTATTCTGGCACCATACGCCCCTGTTTTTTGTGCTATTGTCGGTTCTGTTTTTACGTCTAATTCATCAAGCAGTTTTTTCGTTTCTTTAACCGACTTTAAAGCCTCCGGGTTTTGAACTCCCATTCGTTCATAAATTTCACTTGCTTTTTTAATTACTTTTTCTTTGCTTAGTTTCGGTAACTTTTGATTTACCCATTTAGCCAACTGAATAAATGGTCCGGCTATTGCTTTGGCTAAAACCGTTACCGATTGTCCACCCATTTCCATCATGGCACCTTCTGCAACGTCATCAATCGCCTTTCTGGTACTTTCGGAAAGTGTCATGCTTTCAGACAAACCCAAAACTTCGTCTATTCGGTCGGCAACATTTGAACCAATTCCATGACCAAGCCCACCCCCCGCAACTGCGCCAACGGGTCCTACCGACATACCACCGGCAGCACCACCACCCACAAGACCACCAACCTCAAGTGTTGTTCTTGCAGCACCGGCAATACCTTCTCTGATAGGTCTTCTTTGCGTCCAGCTACCTTCTGCGGGTGGATTCTGGATGGTAGGTGTTTGACTCTGTACCGGCATAGATTGCCCGCCATCAAACTCTTGAATAAACGCCCCTATTTCGTGATCGGGAACGCCTGCCGTCACCATTTCTTCAACTAATGTTTCAAGTTCATTATTCATTGTGTACCTGTCCGATACTTTTCAATAAGCGCTTTTGCTTTCTCACTTGCTGAACTCTCCGACCCCTTGAATCGTTTGACGCCAAAAGTATCATACCAATCAGACATATTAGCTTGATTTTTAAATACACCCAACCAATTAAGAAAATGTTCCTCACCTTCTGACTCTATTACTTTCGCTTTTGCCATTATTTCTGAGAACGTATCCCCCGTATCTATAAGCCAACCCCTTACCGTTTGCATTTCTGCTTCCGTAACGGCCACTCCAAGATATTTTTTTCTGTCATCTGAAGCCATTTTTTGTATCCTGACAACGGCTTGATACGCTTTGGAGTCTTTACCATACTTATGTTCCTGTAACCATTTTGTTAATTCATTATACCATCTTGACTTTGCTCTGTTAAAAAGCCCTTCTCCATCTGCCCTGTTTAAAACCGTCTGCACTTCCGGGTCTTTAAGTAAAGCCATGACTTCTTTTGCATCATCCCAATGTTCGGCTGCTTGTTTTAATGCCGTTGGCCCCCCTCTTTTTCCTATAACCTTGTGAGGATCGGGTAGTTTTCTTGGCGTACCTGTAATTAAATCAGTATATACGGTTCCATTATCGTTCATCTGGTATCCATTACGATAAACCTCCATAGGATTTTCTTTTGCGATTTCTTGCAACCTTGGAAGTCCTGCCCTTAACTTTTCGGCTTCACGTTCTTTCTGAGTGTTTTTTTGCTGTGCTGGGGTTTGTGGTAGTGATCTTTTCCATAGTTCGTGTTCCCTTTTATCTTCCTCTGTTCTTTTCTTCTTTTCTTCCCAAGACAAGGTTTCTTCGCCCTCACCCTTCAATGGATTTTTTCTTTTATAGTCATGTTCTCTTTGAAAATCTGCAAATTCTCTATCTGATTTCTCCTGCGGTGTTTCCTTCTTTTCCTCCGGCTTCAAACTCTTATACTTTTCATTAATCTGCGCTAACGCTGCCTTGGCTTCCATGATTAACTGCGGTTTCATTTGCTCAAAATTGTCTTTTGTTATTTCAGCCAGTTTAGCAGGGTTGACCATTGGTTTTTTTGTAACCGGATTCGGTTTCGTCAATACCTGTGTCTTTTCTGCAAAACATTCATAAGTATCACAACCTTCGGCACTCGTAGCGATTAAAGTCGTGGCGTAGGCATAATTTTTAAGCTGTCCCAACTTCATCTCTTGAACCACCTTGGGGTCGGGTGTGCCTGTCATCGGTGGAGTCACTCCTTGATTAGCCATATTATTCTGAGCAATACCTTCTGAGGAAAAACCGGGACCGCCCATCATGCCACCTGTTGGGTCTGGTCCACCCTGACGCATATAATTAGCGGTAGCCTGCCGATTGGCCTGTTCCTGCTCTGCTGCCGCCTGAGTCTGTTCAGCCTGTTGCTTCCGTAATTCATAATCACGGTCGAGATTCTTCTGACGCAGAAACATATTGGCAGCATTAAAGGCGGTGTTTATCGCTGTATTGACCCTATTTTTTCGCCGGTCGCTTTTGGTTTCAAGCTGAGAATAGGCCGAATACGGATATTGCACCCTGTTTGTCTGTGGTAATCTCATTAAATTTACAGATACCATTTTAATTGCTCCTTATGAAAATAAGCCTGCTAAGAACCCACCAGCACCACCAATCACAGCACCCCACGGGCCACCTATTGAACCAATTTTTGCCCCTACTGCTGCCCCTGCAAAGGCACCTGATACCCCGCCGGAAAAACCACCAGCCCAATTTGGACCATCATCGCCCTGCCTCTGCCGGTTGTATTGGTTCCACATATCACGTTCACGTTGCGCCGTTAATTGATTCTGCTGATACTGCCATTGGTTCATAGCATCACTTGCGGCACCCGATGCCCGTAAACCGGCGGCGGTGTTGTATCCACTTTGCAACATATTGGCGGTGTTGGTGCCTGCCTGCATCATGGCACTTGTTCCAAGGTTGGCATATTGTGCGCCCGTAGCTCCTAATTGCGATCCCGTTAATTGACCCAATCCTGACATAGCCTGATATGGAGCGATTTTATTTATGAATTGCCCACCTGAAAGATTAGCTTTGTCGTAATACTGTCTGAGCCAGTTATCAATATCGGTGGACGCTAACTGTTGCCCGAATCTTTGAGACTCTTTCACCTGTGGTCCTGATAACAGCATCCCCCGGCTGGCGGCGCTTCGATCTAAAGCCTTTGTACCTTCCTGTTGCAGAAAATTATAATGTGGGCTTTCCTCATAGACGTTGTTCTGATATACGTCCTTTGCCCAAGAAGGAACTTGTTCTCTGGCAGTTGCGCCTTCTCCTTCGCCCACTTCCGGTGTTGGAAAATATGTGGTGCCTTCTTTTAAGAAACCCTGCAATTCTTCCAGCGCCCAGCCACCGGCTTCAAGCCACGGCATCATGTCCTGTCGGGTTTGATAATAAAACTCGGCCTGCTGTGCCAGGGATGCCCTTAACATACGCTCCTGTGCGGCTATTCCGGCCATTGTGCCACGGAGGGACATGGCGGCGGCTTCGTTATAATATCCCGACATATTGGGCGGGGGTTGATTCCCCCTTCCTTGCTGCCGTTGCCATTCCATAGCCTGTTCCCATTCTTCATCAGACACGTTTCGACCATCTATTGTTTTACCTCCTCCACCAGAGCCAGGTATAGGATAATAATTCCCATCTTCATCTTGTGTATAACCGGGCCGATCTCCTGGGTGTGGTCCTTCTCCTGCCTGCCATCTGTTATAATCACTAGTCCATGACATTGCTATTCTCCGTTATGTCAGTCTTTCAATCGTTATGCTACATGCATTGGCAACCGTTAAGATCGTACTGGACCCTGCCGTAACGCTGCCCACTAATTTCAATTTATCTTTCTTTTTCACAGTTAATATACGCTTTCCGGTTAAATTCTGATTATCGCCAGAGCCTAGCTGTGCTATGCTCAACGTTCCGTCAATGTCTTCCCATCCGGTTCTGTATAATTGTAATTTTGCGTTTGCCGTCGTAAGGTCTGTATATGATGAAGTGTACGCCGTTAAGTGGTATGTAATTTTAATATCACCGCTAAATAGCAATCGAATTTCTTCATCATCCGTAGAGTGGCTATAATTATTGTTTTTCTTAAAGGTTGTATCCCATGTAAAATCAGCCCAAGCCCCACTTGTGAACTCGTTTTCACCGCCCTGATCGTATAATGAAAGAAACGCATCCGGTGACGCGACAACATCACTGTCACCAAGTCTGTGAAGTGAATCAATGCTTACCAAATTACCGGATGAGCCAGTTTTAACACCCTTCAACATCGCATATAATTCATTGAAAAAGGGGTGCCATTCTTTCGACAATCTGCCGTTGTCATCCAGAATTTTAGCTAAAAATGGGGGATAAATATTAACCACGTTCAATATCTCCCTCAACATGAGCGCCGATTAATGCCAGGTCTACGGGGTCACTACACCTCACACGGTATGATCTTTGACGTGAAGTACCTAATTTATACATTGGTGCTCTGAATAAATAATCCCCAAGTTGCCCGATTTTCACCATTCTTTCGCCTTGCCACGACCAACCATCGTTTGAATAATCCACAAGAGCATACACCCTCGGACTTGTTTCGGTTTCATTATCCGCTACCACCACAAAGTTATGATCGGTGTCGAGAACGTATTTGCCCTCGGTATCGGTCATGTAATCACCGTAAGCGCCTTCGCCGTATTCCATTTCAAGTTCAAGCGATTTATGAACGATTCTTTTTATACCGTCTGAGGGAATATTGATTGTAAATTCTTTTAGAACGGGTCGCCTGTAATCGGCATAATGCGTGGATAACAGCTCGTAAATCAGGCCGTTTCGATAATCCCCCACGATATGTTTATTGTCAAAAAGAGTGTAGCAGTTAGCACGATGCCTGAATTGCTGATCGGGGTGCGCATCCGTCCACGATGATCTTTGATGCCAAAGCGTAGTCGCCATATCCAGTACCCACGTTTTACCATCGGACGGAAACGTGAGTTGATACCAAGGGTGGCCCTCGAACGTGTATGCAAAAGCAAAAGCATCGCTGGTTGTACCGTAATTAGCGATTTCATAATCCATTTGGCGTGTACTGACAATCTGAGGGGAGTATCCAACTGCTCTTGCCACCTGTCTTTCATGCGTGAGCCATAAAACGCCATTGTCTATTTTAGCAACCGAGTCTCTAGCACCGCATCCTTTTTCGATAAACGATCCCTGTATTCGTTCAAACGGGAAATCAGCCGCGCCCGTGTTTATCCAAACACTTGTGGAGCGTTCCCCAAAATTCCATAATTCACGATGATCGGTTTCAATCGACATGGTGTTGTCGGGATTACCTTCCGCGGACGCAAAATCCAGGGCATCCCATGAAGTCCCGTCATAAAGCGTGGACACGTTCATTTGACCTGTATCAGTCGGTGACACGATGAAATAACCGTCCTGATAAATAACCTTTCTACCACCTGGAAAATCCCTGTCCTTAATGCGTTTAAATTCCTCTGAGTTCCAGTTATAGATGTATCCGTTAGGCCCGTCCACGATCATTAATTCGCCGCCGTTATCGGCCATTGATACACGCCCTGAGAGTGTCTTGAGCGTCCCTATTTCGGTCTTTGTCTTGTCGGCCTCATACTGGTATAGCTTATCGTGCGAAACAACGTAGAGAAGCTCTGGGGTGTCGGCTTTGGGTCGGGTGGGGGATGAACGATATATGCCTCTTATTTCCCTGCCGGTGCCGGTGTCGGCCCAGAATTTCAAGCCGGGGCAGGCGGAAAGAAAAATCTTGCCCTCATCTCCAGGGGGGCCTTTTTCCAGAAACATATTCACAAGCCTGCCGCTTGCCCTGTTTTTCGCCCTACCCTCGCTATATCCTATCGTAAATGGTACTCTCATTAATCCCTGCCTGGTTGAAAATACATTTCAGTTGACGATATTTCAGGATAATGCCGTGATAACTTGCGCCTGCTTTGAAGCGCCAACCCCATGAGAACGGAGCTGGGTTCTTTGCCGTATTCGGGTGCCAGGTCTATCGCAAGGTTATATTTCAGCATCCGATATGATACTTCGGGCATATCAAGATTGCCTGCAAGTGTTGGCGATTCTATGCGTCTGCGATAATTCAGAATAACCGTGTCGGTAGTATCGGATGGTATATAATCCAGCTTGAATAATCCGTTGTCTTTTTCTCGTTCGTAATAATATCTGCCGGGTGTTCCCGTTTGACCCTTATTGGATATGGCATTGTAATCCTCAAGCGTCATCGGTATCAGGATATTATCGTTGCTGTCCGTGTCCCTGCGTGTGGCCGTGATGATACCTTCCGGCACTTCAAGGTCTAAATCACCCCCACTGGCTTTTATATCGAAACTGGCTTTAGCTGAAAGCGTTAAGGTCGCTATCGCCTGTATCCACGGTTTTATACCAATATCGGTTCTATCGGGTGGACCGGCTAATTGTTCCAGCATCCAGATAAAGGCATCGAGCGCATTTTGCATTTCATCGTCGGTGGGTGTCGTGTGAATATCGTGAACGCCCAAAACCCTTAAACTCGCTTTTATTAATTCATTTCCGGTTATTGTTCGTAAAGCCATGCTATGCCGCCTTTTGTGTGGTTTTACTCATTGCTAATTCAATCGCTTCCTCAACGGTATTCACGTTGATTCGGGCCTGACACAATGCTGCGCCGGTTACGCTATCCTGATTGCAGAAATGCCATGTATAGTGCAATCGGTGACAAGGAAAACACGGACAATCTTTTTTATCGGGTTCCAAGCTGATTGTGTTTACCCAATGCTTGCTGACGTTTTCCCTGCTGCTGTGGCTTAAGAATATTATTGTGGGAGTGAGTTCCATCCCCACGGCGTTTATAACACCCGTTTCAGGCCCGATAACGATATCTGCCTGTGTAACGGCGAATGTGAGCGTGTTTCTGATTTTCTCTCCCGCCCAGAGATGGACTCTTTTCTCGTTTTCCCAACCGGATTGAAGCATTTTGCACATTTCGTCACCCGTGAGAACGATACTTGCTTCGGGATATTTAACTAATAACCGTGCTATGATCTGATCCAGGTAGGGCCATGTCTTGTGAATAGATGAACCGGACAAAACCCAATGAATAATGGGTCCAGCCCCGATTTGCTTCCTTTTTTGAACGCACCATTGAATTTCTTTCTTGTCGGGATAGAATTTCGTGTTGAACGGCGGATATGGTAATTCTGCCAAGTCGTGCGTAAATTCAAGATAATTTATGCTCATGTATTTCTGTCTGGCGCTATAAGGCCATTTATTGTTCATTCTGCCGGGAAGCGCAAGAATCGTGCCCTCAACGGATTCGGACAGGTTTATGATTTTATCGTACTTGGTTTTCAGAAATTCCCAATGATAATCAAGTTGCTGGTTCGGCACCTGATCTTTGTCGGTAATGAATATATCGTCCACGTTGGGATCATCTTTTATAATGGATGCGCTTTTAGGTTGACATAGAACGGTGATGTGGTATCCTTGTTTTTTCAAAGGCGGAAATATACTGCTTATTTGAATCATATCTCCAACGGCACCATACCTGATAACCAAAACCGTTTTCGGTGGTCGTTCATCATTGTAAAATATGAGTTGTTGCTTGTCTGAGCGTTTCTTGTAAACATGAATGAAATCATCTTCTGATTTTTCCGATAAGAGAAAATCCCATCCCTTGATATTCATCATCTGAGGCGCTCGATTCTCACCGATTAAAATGAAATGCCCACCCTGTCTTATTCTTTGCCATGCTTTCAGAAACAGGGATTCATCTCTTAATTCGTGCAAAATAACGTAATCCCAGCGTGACTTGTGAAAATACCGGAAATCCGATTCGTCACAACCCGTGAAATGGGGCCACATTTTCGGCTGTTCCTCCGGGATATTAACCTGAAGGCCACGCCCGCGTGTGAATGGAACAAGCTCGTATCTGATAGCTTCTGGTTTAATCATCAGTACATTTTCACCTGATAGTAAACTTTGGGTGGTTTTCCGTTGCCGATATTCACCACCATTTCGTCTATCTCCTGAATCAAGTCGTTGCGCTGTTTATTCAGCACCCCGATTTTACGAGCGGCATCAGCTATCGTCGAGTCTTCCAATGATGTACGATGTTTGATTTCCTCTTGATGCCAGAGTTTTAGGTTCATCACGCTTAGTTTGTCCACCAGGCTTCCCAGCGTTTCTGCCATCCCCCTTCTCCTTTGCCTTTTTCACCTTGCACCATCTTAAATGGCTTGTGACTTTCTTAAAACGCTTGCCACAATACTCGCAAACCTCCGATTCTCTTGGTTCGGGTTCCTCAACGATTTTCTTCACGGGTTCGGGTGGCTCCGGTTCCGGTATTGGTTCCCGGCCTTTCTGATACCCGACAAAAAAACCGCCGCCATCGTATTTTCTACCTTCCTGAATGTATTTGCAATCGCCACCAGGTCCGAACACTTCCCCATAGGGTTTTTTAGGATCAAATTCAATCATGCTGCTTCCTTTTGGTTTCCGGTTATTTGTTGTATAATATCAGCAATTCGTTCATAATTACCGATACCGAAATCGTCTAAAGCGAAAAGTTTTCTTGTTGTTCCATAGGTTGTTATTAGTTCACAGGCTTCGTCAACCGTGTTAAATATACATTCTTCAGGAAATATATCCTTCGCACCGGGCCAATTATGAATTATTGTCGGAATACCCTTTGCCATTGCTTCAAGGACGTTATTCGGGCAACCCTCGGAAATAGAGCATGACAATAAAACACCAATATTGTTCAGCCAGGCATCCATTTTATGATGCGGTATGCGCCCGTGAAAATTTAATCGTTCCAGCGTGATTTTTAAATCCGCTGCCAGGTTGAAGATATAATCCATTGTGGCTGAGTCCTGAACCCCTCCGGCAATATGGAGTTCATGTTTGGGCAATTTGCTTAAAATCTGTATTGCTAGAGGGAAGTTTTTTTTCTGATTTATCCATCCCACCATGCCGATGTTTTTCGATTTGAGTTTTTCAACGAGTGTCCATTTGTTTAAATCAACCGAATTGTAAATCACATGGGTTTTTACGCCTGTTTGTTTTTCAAAACCCTCGGCTAAATAATCGTTCACGAATATAACCGCCGAAACCTTGTTGAAATTTATCTCGTACAGCCATGATTGATAATACTCGTATCTGCGAACCCATAGAATGATTTTAGCATCACCCCTGTAACGGTTTATGAACTCCTTGGCTTCCTGATTCGCCCACATAAGCAAGTAAATATCGGTCGGCAATTTCAGGTTAATATTAGAATTTACGGTTAAATCATAGCCTTGTAATATATTTTTAAATCCTTCCACCCATTGAAACGGTTCCTGTGTCACCATTTGAACCCTTAAATATGGTTGCAATCTTGACATAATTTCAAGCCCCCCGTTTTAGCCTCTCCGTTTTTGTGCGCATAATAATATTTCCGATACAATTCCCCCGCTAAAATATTAGGCAGGGATTGCTCATTGATATTTCCGAACACCACTTCGTAATCGTAGTCGGAACAACATAGAATCAAATCCCCGTTATGCCTGAAATACAGCTTGTTTAAAAAATATGAGCATCCTTTCGTTTGTATTTTGGATGGTATGAATTTCACCTTCCCGGCTCGATTAAAAAAAGTTGGTTTAAGATAACCCCTTCCGAAATGAGTCACCCCTTCAAAATCCTTGTCCCGCAACTTGTATTCGTTAAGATCATCGTAATGGTTGACATGAATCGAATCACAACCGGCATCAAGCAAGCCTTGAACATCCTCGGAGTATTTAAGTTTATCTCCGTTCGTGGCTATTTTGACACGTGCATCCGGTAGATATTCTTTTATTTCTTTCAGGATCGCCAATATACGATTATCTTCCAGCGGTTCGGCCATTAAATAAGGATGAACGGCACCCGTGTAATTATAATCAAGCAACTGGCGTAGGATTCGGCTTAGTGTTTTCTGACTCATTTTAGTTTCGGGTGATTTATTCAAATCCTTGTTGGGACACCACGCGCATGAGCGGTTGCAGAAATCAATCGTTTGAATCTGAACCGATTTATAGGTTTTTAAAGCATTTACACGTTCAGCCCTTTGCTGAATCCTGCTTCTGAAATCCGCATCGGTGAGCGCATCGTTACCATCGAACTGAGCCGTTTCTTTTAATTCCTTTAGCCTGTCGGACATTCTTTTACTTAACCAGTACGCTTCTGCTAATAAATCAAGGGCTTGTTGCTTGTTCTGCTCGGATTCGATATTCTTTTCAATTAAATCCCAGACTTCCCGATGAACTTCGCAAACATATCGCCTTGGGCTGGCTCCGAATTGAACCAGCTCCTTTGCTTTCTCAATATTATCGTAATGGCTAACGCTCAAGAATTACCCACTTGTATTTTTTTATTTTATCGTTTATGGTTTCACACTCGTACCGTTCGTATTTTATCAATTCCGTTTCGGTTTTATCCACCAGAAGCGCCAAAGTGTGAAGATCGAACTCATAATCAAAATCGGTGTGGTGTGATTCCTCCCACGGTAAATGAACATAAATTCTACCGTGCGGAGCTAAAACCTTGCCAATGCGTTCAAATCCTTCCTCTCTGTCATCGGGTGGAACGTGTTCCAAACTATCAAAGCAGAATATTCGATCAAACCCGTCCTCGGTTTCCGGTAGTGTTTTCACATCTGCGTGAACCACTTCGCACCCCATGCGTTTTCGGGCATAATCAACATAAATAGGTGATACATCCGTCCCGGCCCAATGCCAATTATTTAGTAAAATCAGTTGTATCGCCGCTGACACAAGCGGTACTCCCACTCCGATTTCAAGCACTCTTTTATTAAAGAAATTATCAGCATCCAGTATTTTGCCTAATATCTTGGCTTTTTTCCAAATGTTTTCACTAAAATGCTTTGCCTGTATTTTAGCGATCTCATCCCAATACCCCTGCATTTCCTGATTAATCATGCCGCCCCCCTCAGACAAATTAATTTTTTATATAATTCCAGCAAACTGTCGATGTGATTATCCATGATGAACTTCTGTCTGAACTTAATCACATTCTCCTGTTTCTTTCTGTGCTCTCCCCATCGGGCTTTTAATTCCCTCATTGATTCAACCGTGATGCCGACATCGTGTTTCTCAATGAATTTGCTTGATTCGCTTGCATTTATTGCCACAACCGGCAACCCACACGCTAAATACTCGAACATTTTATTGGTTAAGGTCATTTCCCATTGATAGCTTTTCTCCATATTGCCGACCAGACCCCAATCATGCCGTGTTAAACACGTTAAAAGCTCTAAATACGGGTATCCGGGATGCACCGTGGCGATTCCATTATAGTGTTTTTTAGCTTCGTTAGTTCCAGGGTAAAGGTGAAAATCAATGCCAGCGTTCGTGCAATCCTTCGCCACTCTGGTATAATCGCAATACGAGAATCCCCACATTCGTTCATTCTTGCCATCTATTTCACCCGGCAGCGTCACCTTGCCTTCGTACACTAAACCGCCCAAGTATCGCCCCATATTGTATTTGTATAAGAAATCAGGAACGTAGCTGGGTAAAACAAGGGATGGTTGATTTAATTCAAACTCTTTCATGGTCACATCCCTGACCGAATCGGAAACGAAAACAAGTCCATCGGCTAACCGGAAATTAAGTCTTTCTTCGTTTGAAACCCTGAATGGATTAAAACCATGATTTTTCAAAGAGCGACATTCAGCCGGTGTCAAGCGTGTCAAATAGGTGTCGTGAACGTCCAGTACCACCGGCACTCCGGTTCTTTCTTTAAGGATCGTGACAAACCAGGACGGTTCATTATGGCAATGATAAATGTCAATATCCCCGACTTTTTCAAATCTTTTAATAACATTTATTAATTGCCCTGCATCCGAATAAATTGAGAACGTGTCGTAACATTCGTAAAAACTCGGTATTTTTTTTGCAATTAAATGAACCTTATGCCCTACCTGTGTAAGCGGCAACGCCATTTTCTGCACTCTAATGCAGGCGTGTGCCGACACAAAAACAATGTTCAAAATCCCCCTCCCCTCCAATTTTTCTTGTGGGGGTGTTTTAAGCCCCCACAAGATTATGTGCCTATTCGTCCCACTTGCTGCTGTAAACACGCACGAAATCAATAAAGAACGCTACCGTGCCGGTAGTCGTTGCAGTATTGGCATCGGTGCCATCAGCAGTTTGGGGAGTTCCGGTGCGAATACCAATGTATGACCCAGCATCCACCTGGGCAGCGGTAAAACCCACCACGGAGGCAATGTCATACTGAGCTGCACCCACCATAGCCAGATCAGCACTTGTTTCGGTAGACCCGTTCACAAGCACACGGGCCGGAACTTCGTCCATGCCGGTTCCACCTCCGGCAATCGTTGCCAGAGTCAAATGGCCGAACTTCAGAAGTTTAATCGGTCCTTTCGGATAAAACCGCGTAACATGGTCAGCGGTGGTTGCATCGGTCGTACCGAACGTATAACCCCCAGCCGCAGAGCCGCCACATTTTTTTGTCAATCCGAACCAACGGCGTTCAATTACGCCGTATTTTGCATCATCATAAGCGTTACTCACTCAAACCACCTCCCTTCTTTATGATGCGCTATCCCATTTCACGATACGGGCTTGCGCTGCGGTTGTATGGATAATGCCAAAGCCGCCCAAGTAATACCAGGCGACACCCTTGCTTCTGCCGTAATCGGACGGAAGTTTACCACGCATTTCCTCTGGAACGGCAATCGCTTCCGTAACACCGTCCTGACCCAAGAAGAAAGCCCAATCGGACTTCGCATTATCCCAAGCATCGGAAGTGTTGGAATAAGCGTTCCAAGTGGTACTGTCGTTCGCACCACCCTTCGGAATTTGCGTTTGCTCCACAAAACGGCATTTCTCGTATTTACCGATTTCGCCGTTGTAGATTTGCTTGTATCCTTCCGTAACGTACTGATACACGGATTCCAGATCGTTTTTAAGCGTTCGGAACGTGCTGGGCCACCCGATACAAACATAGTCCTCGTTTCTATAAGGTGGAATATTGCGCTCTTTCATCGTATCCACGACTGCCGAAACGTGTCCTTTACGCATTGCAACATTGTTCGTATCCGTGTGAGTGCTGGCCGTAAGCAACGTCACCACCGCCGTATCGGTTCCATCGCTGGCCTGAACTCTCAACGGTGTTTTATTGAACTCAGCGTGAGAAACACAGTCAAAGAATTTCTTGGCATCGTTTTTGAGCGCCTTGTTAATAATTGATTTCACGGGATGTTCGGAAAGATCATCCAGTTTGCCGGTGTAGGGAACTGCATTTCCGGCTTCCGTTACGCTGATAGTACCCTGCGTAATCGTGAAATTGGTTTCGGGCATGGTGTCGGTTTCCACCAACGTATTACCCTGGGTAGCTACATCGTTATACACATTGTAGGTGTATAATTCGCCCTTATGTTTTCCAAAAGCACCCTTGGCATCGCAGAATTGACGGAATTTCACCGTTGGTTGCAACGCATATCTAAGGTACTTGGAAAGTTTCTGGGAACTCATGTAGCCACCGAGGGAATTTGTTACCCACAGTTGACCGGACATAAGTTTATCTCCTTATAATTGTCCCCGTGATTTTCTCATTTCATCGAGGATTTGTTGTTTGGTTTGGGGTTTTTCCTCCGGCGGTGGTGCCTGCCGTTGGTTTGTTCCCCGTGGAACATCATCCGCTGCGGCTCTTTTGCTTGCTTTTTTGGATTCAAGATCAGGCCCGCCATAGCGCGTTTTTAATAATTCCCGAACTTCCTCACCGGCTTTCTGGTAGGTTTCCCAAGTATTCGGTTCCCCGGCGTTCAGCAACCTGTCCGATGCTGCAAAGAACGCTGGAAATGCAATCACTTCGTCTTCCATCAGGTCTGCAAAGCCGCCATCTTCGGGTTTGCGCTTCACGTTTTCCCAGAAGGTTTTCTGAGCCTGCTCCTGCTCCAACTGTTGCACTCTTTTTTCCACCAGCTCACTCACCCGTTCGGGCGTTACGGTGGTGGTTTCCTGAAACTGCGCCAATGCTTGCGCGGCTTCATCTTCCGTTCCGTACTGAATAGCCTTGGCGAGAGCCGCCGCATCCATGCGTTCAGTTTCCGGTTCGGGTGGTTTCGGAGGCACGTCCTCTTTCGGGGGTAATGCCCGTTCCTTGGCTTCCCGTAAAAGCTGGGTCGCTTCCTCTAAGCGTTTATCGGCGGCCAGTTGTTTCTGTAAAGCACGTTTACCAGCGTCCGTGACTTCGGATAACGGCACGTCCTTTTCCTGTCCGTCGATAATGAGATGAACGGTTTCTTCCGGTTCGGGTGGTTTTTCCTCCTCGGCTGGTTTTTCCGATTCGGTTTCAACGTCCTCTAAATCCGGTTCCTGTTCATCGGGTGGTAATTCCGGTTCAATGATGTCGCTCTGCGTGTCTTTCTCGTACTGTTCATCGGCGTTCTTGTTCTGCTCGATAATGTCTTCCATAATCTGCATCCGGGGATCATCTTCGGGTAACAGTTTTTCCTGTTCCTCTTGTTCCTCGGACACGTCTTCTTCGATAGCGTCCTGTTTGGGGTTCATTTTAATTCTCCTGATCGTCTAAAATCTGAATGGCTTCATTGCCAGCCAGGATTAAATCGTTTATTCTTCTTGGTAAATACTCCAATTCCCTGATTATATTCTGTATTTTCACAACATCGTCACCCTCGGCAACTTTCAGCATTTCCAGATTGGCATTAATATCCTCCTCAAGGCTTTTCTCAATGTGCCTGCCAACCTCGGATTGCCACCAGACTTCGGCCTCAACGCCTAAATTAGCGATTCTTAGAAGCTGTCTGTTGCTGTCGTCTATCGTCATCATTCGCCGTATCCATTATTTTTTCGACAATGCGTGTCTGCATTTCAGAATCATGCCTATCGCCCTGGGCTTTTTCACGATCCCCGGCGATTTTAAGTTTCGTCATTTGCTCAAGCTGTTTACTGTCTATCTTGCCCTGTAAATCCTGAATCTGCTGCTGCATTTGCTGCATTTGAGCCGACATCATCTGATATTCCTGACTATCCTTGGCGAATATGAACCTGTCGGGATTTTTCCAACCAAGAGCGGAGAATACTTCCTTACCGACTTCCTCTAAATCCACGTTCGGCAACGGCATTGCAGCGGCTTTAGCAAGGGATTCCAAGGCAATTAATAATCTCTGCAACCTGGCTTGTGGATCAGTCGCGCCCGAACCCACATTAACCTCTAATGTTAATCGCTGATTCAATAATTCGTCCGTAATGGCATTAACACCGTATTTTTGCAGGACTTTAGCCTTTTCCGCCGCCGTGGACATCACCACAATATCGGTTTCATACGCCATTTCCAACTGCAATAGCTGTTTTAAAACCGGTTCAACCCAGGTTTCAGAAAATGTGCGAATAACGTACTCGGTTAATATCTGAGCACCGCCTTTTATCATCTGCATACCGCCCACGGTTTCATTCATTCTGCGATTAGTCTGCACCGTGGAGGGCGAAAACGTGCCAACAAGCTCATCATAGTCTAAATTAAGCCGATCCTGCTCCTGATATGAACTGCCGGTCACATCGTTAAATTCAACCGGCATTATGTCTTCCTTGGGATTATTCGCCATCGTGACGGACCCGGCGGCATTGCGTAAAATAGAATTTATATCCACTTGCTGACCACGTTTCACAACCCAACGCTTATTCAGCACCATTTTAACATTATCTAAACGAGCATTGGCGATTTCGTTTAATTCCTGCTGCATGGGTTTACCGATACCGGCTAATCCGTCCGGCATGGCATCATGGGCGCAAATAACGGAATTACCGATCACATATGGTCGTCTACCATGAAGGTAAATCGACTCTAAAGGTACGGGATTACTTAATAAATGCCTTGTTCCTAGTGTATAAAACAAGTAATCGGTGCCAGCATCATTGAAAATATTCTTGTGAACCCAAACGGTATCAAAATTCTTCAAGGAAGGTGGTTTTTCTTCATCAAACGGGTCTTCCATGCGCTGGTTGCGCTCCTGCTGAGTCGTGTTGTACTCCATCGTGTGCGCTTCCATGATTTCCTGATCGGTTTTAGCTATCCATTTGGATTCACCCGTTTTAGCATCAACCTTTTCCATGCGCCGTTTCACGTCTTTTAAATACATCGGCATTAAATGAATCACATACGGGCTTGAATTTACCGGATTAACCCAATCAGCGGCGGGATCAATGCGAATATTCTCAATAGGAACTAACTCAATACAGGGCTGATCCTTTACAACACCCGTTTTATTCTCAACGTATTCCCAGAAAATATGAGAACACACCGCGCCAACCTTCTGAGCCTCCTGAAAGGCACCGATACAGATTAAAAACCAGGGAATAGACTCCGTTAAACGATATTGAAGAATCTGATCCCAGATTTCAGCCGATGCCTGCATAATCGGAATATCGGGATTCCGAGCCGTAATATTCACCACGTCCTCATTACCAAAAAAAGCCACCATTGCGGCAGCTTCGTTGGCTCTGATACTGGACCTCGTTTTCGGTCTGAATATCTTGCTGCGATAATTGTAAACCGCGCCGTGATATTTACTGCCGGATGCGTGTTCCCCGTTGAAATGCCGAACCGCGTCATCCCATTTCTTGCGCATATTATTGTTAATATAGGACGTTGAACCATCGTAGGCGTCTTTCGCCATTTCTAACCAGTCTGGCATGATTTCTCACTCTCCGGTATCATGTTGGCATAGGTAATTTTTGGCCTGTGGTCGTTATATTCCTTGTCTTCTCGTACATGAATGTGCATTATTGGAAAATCGCTTTTCTCCCTGTAACCGCAGAAGGGGCAAACATATTTAATCTTTTTCATATTAAATCACCCCGTGTCGTTCTAAAATTTCACCACCAGCCTGACGCACCCTGCGTAGTTCAGGATAGTCTAACTTATTCAAATGCAACACATAACGCATATCATCAGGGCTTAAATTACGCTCCCAAACGTGCATAATGCCGTTCTCTATCTGAACGTCCACGCCCCATTCGTGCAAAGGGAACGCCCTATATAATAAGGTAAGGGATTCAAACATGAGCGGATCGGGCTGTTTTATGAAATCATTCATACGGCCCTGCCGTTCTATCCGTGTTCTTGAACTTGCGCCCATTAGAAAACTCGTACACCTCCTCGTCCTTGTACCTGTCCTTGTCATGCTCATCGCATAAACTCAGCCAATCTTTCGTGGATTCCTGCTCAGCCATGATCTACACCCCGTATATACCCTCTGGAATTAAACTGCCCTCATCCTCGATTATCTGCGGCGGACTCATCTCTAAATCATAAACACGCGACATCGCATCTAAAAAATCCTTCGCAGTCGTTGCCGGAAAAAATAAATACTCGTTAGAAATAAACCAATCAATTAAATTATACGTCCTACCATCATGGTTCTTATTCACAATCGGCTTCGCCACTAAATGCCGCTTACCCTGTAATGTCGCCTCCCGCTGATCCTTCGTTAAACCCTTGCCATTATAAGGTAAAAAAAACTTCCAATTCTGAAAATCAGGCACTAATCGCCGAATACGATCATCCTTGGACTGACTCCCCTCCCGAACCCAACTAACCTCGTCTATCGGAAAAGGACATTTCTCTATGCGCATCATTTCCTCAAAATGCTCTAAATCAGCCTGCATACCATAACGCTCGTAACCAACCTTAACAACCTGAATACCGGGTCGATTTAACCAACGAAAACGCAATCTTTTCAACGTCTTCCAACGCTCATTTAAACCCATACGATGACAAACACCGTCCAGTAAATAACGGTTCCAAGCATAATCTATACCAATTACAGCCATAGCGGTGTTGGAACTGCCCTTCTTGCGGGAATTAGCCGGATCAACTAAAATAGCCACATTCAAAGTCTCAGGCCGTATCTCAAAATACCTCAACCACTCAGGCTTGAACTCCTGCTCTGAACCAGCTAACGGATTCTGCAACATCTGACACGCTATCGTATATGTGCTCGATTTGCGCTTCTTGTCCTCCCATTTCTCCCTGGATAAAAAAACAGGCTCACCATCAGGAGTTCCATCGTCCGTAGCAGGAAATAAACGCGGCTTCACGGCACCACGCTCTAACATTACCTTATAAGTGTCCGCAAAATTATAGCGCGTACCAGCATAAACACAAATACCACCATCATCAGTCAATAAATGCTGGCTTAATTCCCAGGCATCTGTCGTCTTCTCTATCTGCTCCGCTGTACTCACGCTCGCCTGAGTTACAACATCATCATAACATAATACCTTGAAATGCTTGGAAACAGGTTGACTATCAACCAATCCCCAACTCTCAAACGTGGCCTCAACAGGATTCGTCTTCCGCTTCACTATTAAACCAGTCTGTATGCTCCAAACACTCGACTCCTTCCTCGGATCACTATATAAAATATCAGGATATAACCCCTTTAATAAATCGTTCTGCTCTAACTCATGCTTGATCTGCCTCAAAAATGCGTCCGCTATCTTGCCAGTATGACTGAATATACCAATCGTCACCTCTGGATCATTCAACACCCTCTGAATGTTCCTCGCAAACGTCTTCAACGTAGTCTTGTAATGCGTCCGCGCCCATAAATCTAAAACATCAGCCTCCTCACGCTCTACGTCCCGACAACGCTCATACAACCAAGGATGAAATACGTCACTCCTCCCCAACAACAACGTCACTAAAAAAAATAGGTCCCTACGCCCCAACTCCGCCCAAACATAACCACGACAACCCTCATCCTTCATCACAGCATCATATACCCGCAACGCACTCGCATAATCAGCACCTACTAAATAATCCGCAGCCTGATTCGCATAATCAATGCTCGCTTGATTCAACTTAACCAAAAATGACCGCTCCTCGTTCCAACATTCCGACCTATTATATCACCCGTACCACCAGGCTTTAACCAATCCCATAAACTACCGTATACCTCAAAATCCGCACCCGAATCCTCTAAAGCCCCATCAGCTATGCCTAAATCAACGTAAATCTCAGCATCTAAAAACTCGTCAATACCTAAAGGCTCTATGTCTGAAATGAATTCCATAAAAAAAATTACCAAAAAATTGAACCGGTATGGGAGTGGGGGGTATATAAAAAGCGGCACCCCCAATTCCCGATTGACTTTTCACCCGGCTCAGAAAAAGAATTCTTTTTTATAAATATATCAATAGGTTGCTGATATGATACCAGGGGCCTGGCACCGGGGACACCAGGCAATGTGATGGCATGGTTGGCCACCGTATTTGAGCCATAACTTCCTGTAATCATAGGACATGAGTATGCACCAGGTGGTATGGTACTGTCAATGGTACTGTCAATTAGTGTCGTCACTATTCACTATCCTCTTTGGTTCGGGTGTAATATCAATAGCTTGAGCCAATCCGGTAACATCGGGCGCTTGAATGACGACCTGGGTTGAAATATTGGCGGGGATCTGGAGCGCTTCGCTGTGGTCTATCAGTTTCGATGCCATAGCCAGCCGTATCTTATCAGATTTATTATGCAGCAATCCATCGACCACTTCCCAAAAGGGTGAAGTCCCTTGTAGTACGGCACGTTTTAACTCTGTTTCAACTATACTAACGAAGTTTTTGCCGCCTTTGGGCCTACCGGGATGGTTTGACTTCTTTAGATTCCGTAATGCGGTTTCACGATTTCCTGCCATAATTACCTATTGTATAAATGTTTGTATAAGTGCAGTCACTTTATGCAGTCACTTTGCTGTCACTTTTTTCTTGTTCATAACCTGGAGTCATAGTCAACCTTTATTTTATGACATTTCGTTGTTGGCGCGGCATAGTGGAAAGGGACAAACCGTTGTAAACGTACTGATAGCAAGGGATTCAGGGTAGTACGCTCTGAGATGCGATTTAAGCCGTTTTAATTTATTCCGAATAGGTTGATATGGCTTTTTTCGTTGTTTTGGTCCTGAATAGGGTCTGTTCGGCCGTTTTCGGCATTTACGGCTGCCCTTGGGGAGCGGTTTTTTAGCTTGTGGTTTCGGATCCGCACACTTCCGGATCGTATCGCAAGGGAAAGGGCATTTTTAGAGAAAGGTCAAAAGGGGTAGATTTTAGAATTGTCTATTTTTTAGCTGGTATTGTTCTGGATTAGCCGGAATGCGATTTTACCGGATTATTAAAGGGCTTTTAAAGGATTAAGCCATTTTGATTTATGCTGTCTTCACGCCCCTTGGGCGCTCAGATACGCTAGTATCATGGGGTTTCCCGACAAATCAAGATTTATTTTGATGTTTTGTTATTTACCATAAGTTTTACTTATGACAAATTAAGGTTGTACTTGAAATTTACATGGAAAGTACGAATTTTTGTCATGTTTTTGCTATTTTGACAATTATTGGTATTTACGGCTTTCATTATATGATTATACGAAAGCTAAGTCCTTATAATCACTTATAAAGATATTTTATCATTCTGGCATACCCTTTGCAGTTATAAAGGTTATCTATTAACCATTAACCAAGGGGGTATTATGGAAACAAATTACGGGGGGATTGACTATGGTTTGGGTCGTTCTAACATCGGCGCTGCCGGAATCCGGTACGGCGTTATAAATCAAAGTGATGTCGGTCAAGCATGGTATGAGGATTCAGAACCGATTTATTATTATATTTGTCCTAAGTGTGATTATGAAATCGGATATCATTTTTGTTCTATTTGTCCCGATTGTAAAGAGGATATTGAGGAAAGTTTTGATATGCTTGAACCTATCGGGTATATTTTCGAGGATACTGATTATTCGGCTGAGTGTTCTGATGATATGGGTGACATCTTCGTTACGAGGTCGCCGTATTTTACCTATGCTCAGTATTGTTCGCCATGCGCACCGGGCGCAGGCTATTTAATGAATTTTATTACCGATCCGGGTATAGGACCTCGGGCCTATTGTTTCGGCCATGACTGGTTTGAAACTGAGGTCGCGCCTTATCCTGTTTATAGTGTTGAAACTGGTAAGTTAGTCAAACCTTAAATGGAGGGCTGCCTATGCGCATATTAGAGGATATTCTGTTGGTAATCGCTGGCGTCGCTGTATCTTGGGCGCTCCTTGTCTTGGCATTTTGTTTATAATGGGAGGGTTGAAAAATGAAAGCTAACATTAACACAATTATGAATTACATGGAAAGCAAAAATATGTATCCGGAATTTTACCCTGGTATAGCTGAGTTCGGTTATAATGATTATCCGGCCTTAGCTGGTGATTGGTGGATTAGAAAAGAGGGTAATCTTACTTGTAGACTCCTTAATTGGATTGATGAAAACAAAGAAGAATTGAATCTTGATGCGTTATGGCATGATGAATATATGCCATGCTCTGAATGCGGTAAGGCCGTTAGAACAACGGCGGATTCTTACGGGTGGGAGCCTTCTTATGTCTGGACTTGCGATTGTGAAATTGCCTGCCATGAATGTATTGAAGCCGATAATAAACTTGATGATAAAATTTTAATAGAAGATGTGATTGATTATTATTCTAATCGTACCGATAAAGCCGTTTATTCCTGGTTTTATGAGTACATCGAGACCGCTGGTTTTGTTTGTTACTCTCCCGACGAGTATTGCCAACGGTTTGAAACCGGATTTCATCCAGGGCAAAATGATGATCCTAAAGATGTAGCGAAGGATATTGAAGCGGAGTTACCTGATTATGATTATATTTTCAAAATTGATAGCGTAGGTCAGTTCGATGTTTATTGGAGTGTATTTTTAAGAAAAAGGGAGGGTTGAACAATGAGCAGACAAGACAAAATCGGAAGTCACAAGACAAGCGTTTTTGCTGAAAACGGGTTTACGCGGGTATTATACCATCAAACCCAAGTCGTAAAGTTTAATGAAAAACAAATCAGACTTAATTCTAACGGCTGGGCCACCGTAACAACAAAACTACGCATGAACCAAGCATCTAATCAATTTAATTTAGGTTATCGAGTTTTCCAAAAAGATTTTGAATGGTTTGTTGATTACCAGGGCAAAACCATGGATTATTATGATGGTATGGTTTTAGATAGGCTGGTGTCTTAATGCGTTTACTCGAAAACATATTACTGTCAATCGTCGGCGCGGTTATATCATACGCGCTCCTGATATTAGCCTTTTGCTTATAAATGGGAGGGTAAAACAATGGAATCTACTTGGATTACAAAGACAAGATTTAAAAATGCGTTAGAATCTAATCGGGTATTTATGACATCTGAAATGCAAACTCGTAACGGTGTTACCGGATATAATGTTTATATCAAAGATGCCAAGGGTCCAACCATGCGTCAATTGTTAGGTCATAGCAGTTATTGGAGTGACACAAAAAGATGCTATCATTGCACAGCTTGGGGAACAAGTCGCCCCTTGGAAATTATTTTGTCGATTGGTTATGAATTAGGACTTAAATTTAATCAAATCAAGCAAAGTTGGACTTTTTTATAATAGGGGAGGGTTGAACCATGAAACCGTGGATTGTATTATATCAAAACAATGTAAGAATTGTGTCATTCCTTAAAACCAAAAAACAACTAAAAAGTATTCAAAACCTGTTTATTTTTGACGTTATACAGGAGGATATTAACGGCACATTGCATATTAATATTTACGGATTAATAGATAAAAATAGGAGGGTTGAACCATGAAAATTAAATTCGTAGCTGATTAACCAATAACCTTAACACCTACCAGGGGCCGGGATTCTATCCGGCCCCTTTTTTTTGTCCTAATCGTCGATTATAACCCAACCAGGCCCATACGGATTATTTGGGCTGTCATGTTTATACCTGGACCCGGCACCATACGGATTATTTATCGAATCCACTGAAAAAGGCGATCCGTATCTCCCAAATTTATTTGATATCGAATCCAACCGAAAAGGATTACTTGACAGCTCGCCGCGATAATTGCCTTGTCTGTCGTAAAGTTTAGGCGGGCTGGCGTCGTAAGGACTCAACCCTTGCGTAAAACGGTCGCTGGGTCGGCAATCTTGCCCATGCGAAATTCCGGGGCCAAAAACTATTCCGGCGAAAATCAGGCTGGTGATAACTATTCCGGCGAATTTTTTCATTTTGCACCTCCCATGCACTATTTCGTAGTGTTTATATCAATTTTGGAGTGGTGGCCTTTCGCCCACGGTATTGAATAGATGTTATTTCAACACCTTGCCTATACCGATTCCATGCGACTGCACACTTATAATACATCTCCTTGTCTGTCACCCTTGTTTTTTGTGGATTTCTAGAAGACATTGTTGCATTTAAAAGATATTGTCGTAAATAAAACTGCGGCATTTTTTTTCTAAGCATCTCCCCATCCCTAACATCTACCCAAAAAGACTCGGCATCCTGCCCAACCACCTTGAACGAACTTATAATTGCTGCAACAACGACCCTTCTTCTCATGTGTGCAGATGCCTTGTTCTTTGCCCCCAACAGGTCATTAAGAAAATTAGCCTCGTCAACAAGATGTTGAAGCATTTCAACCTTTTTATCCTTGTCGTCTACGCCTGCCAAATAAGCCGCTGCCGAAACAACAGCAGATGCTATCCTCAACGGTACTTTCATTTGTAAGACGTCCGCCTCTACCTTTACCATTGACGCGATACTCCTCATATAATGATTATCAAATTGTCTGAATAATTCCGACAGCTCTCGCCGTTTTTTGCATACATATTTTTCAAGTAACACCTCAATCGTTTTACCGGAATCCATAACCGCGTGTAATTGATGCTGCCCGTTCATTAAGACCCGTTTATCTTCAATGCCGTTGCTTTGATCTATTGCGATGGCTAAAGACCCAATCCGAAACCGGCCCTGCTTCATCTTGTTGGATAATGTTTGGGTATGTTTTTTTGAAATATACCTTTGTGAAGAAAATGTGTTTAATTTTATATAATCTCTTGCCAGTAAAGGTGTTATGGCTATAATTTCTCTTGATAATGGTCTTAACATTTTTCACCCCCTATATTTATTATACTTTTTAAGCTATGCAAGTATTGCATAACAACATCTCTTGACGTATCCTTCCAATTATTAAATTTTGCGTCTTGTATTTCCCCCGCTAAATTATCAAACGCATTTTTAAAAGATTCACTTATTAATGTTTCATTACGCAATTTGTGTCTTACTTTCCTAAATCTGCGCTTTTCATCATCACCCACCATCTTGCCAACAACCCTCATTACATGAATGGCCGTGACCCTCCCATCCGGCGCAGTATCAATCACTTTCGTCCAGGCTTCTATCTGCAATGGTGGTGACAACCTTGTTAGTGGGCGCGCTTGACGTTCGGATGACGGGATTTGGGAACCATGGTTCCCATCTTGAAGATTATCTACAACTTGGGTTGCTCCTATCTGATAATTTATATACCGACGCCCCATATCCCACCGCTCCCTGCAATAGTCCTCGAAAGTGTCATAGCCCAAAACATTTTTATAAAGTCGGCTATCCCGTATTTCCTTTAATGCTGCACCGATTTCATAAAACGCCTTCATGTTTTTATTTATAACCAATTCAAGTTCATCTAACCGCCCCCTGTCATCAATAGCTAATTCCATAATTTCACCCCCTCCCATTAATAATCTCAATACTCCCCTCGTAACTCCATCTTTTCTCGCATGAAACTTGCCAGATATAGCGGTCATCCCGGTCATTCACGGCGCAATCCATAACCGCTTTCAACATATTATCGAGGTCTCCACGCCCCTGGTGTGCCATCCCATCGTATTGACTCTTTTTCTTTTTAGACCATGATCGGGGCATTTCAACGTGAAAGACGATTGTAGCCCCCGAATCAGGCACACGCACCCCTTGTATGCCACAAAGCGTTTTAAACCGCCTGTATCGCCTTACACAGTTCCTGGGGGGGTCTAACCACTTATCTCTCTGGGTTTGTCTTGGTTTAGGTACAGGATTGATTTTATAATTCATGTTCCTCGGTCCTCATGTGCGGATAATCGCCCAGCCTCAATGATAATTGCTCGTTTTCCTTTTCCATACCAGCCAGCTTTTCAAGCGTTTTATTATATTCGATTATAATGCTCTCTGTTTTGTGTGCCGAACATAGAAACGCTATAAACATTGACACCAGGCACCAGCATAAAAATATTATTATAATCGTTTTCACGGTTCCCCCTATCGCCACCTATCATTCGGTGTTCCCCGACCTCTTTGGAGCATTTCAACGTATGGGTCCATATAAAACGGCATCACGCCCTTAGCCACGATTCGGCAGTTTTTGCAGTATTTTCGGGGGATGCCACGCCCCAGCCAGTACATCGGTTTATAATGTCTTGAACGGCACATCGGGCAAATACATTC